CCATGCGTTCCTTATGCTCTAACAGGTCACTTTGCTTTTTAAGGTCATCAACGTGCGCCTGATTCATACGCTCCACAAACGGGGTCCCCCCGGATGACGTTTTTTTTCTCTTTCTAGCCATCGCAATCTCCTATGCCATTGGTCCGTATGTATCGAGGCCCTTGGTCTGACGGATAACATTACCGCCCTTGTTGAGGCCGTAGGCAGCTACACGCCGTGGCTTGGCCTCCCCGATATCCCCGCCGTCATTATCAACAGGGACCGGGACATTGCCGTAAGCCGCGTCCTGATTAATTTTATTGAGCTTCGCTGTACGCGGGTGCATGGTACTCATGTCTTCTTCCCCTTCTTCTTCTTGAAATTGTAGGACCCCTTGGGCTTGCTGGTCGCCTTGGCTACCTTGCGTCGGCCCTTCATTGACATTTTCTTTCCTGACTCCTTGCCCCGAGTCATGCCAAGCTGTTCGTCCTTACGGGCGTTGTAGCCCTGTTTTTTCCGTGCCATTTAACTGCTCCTTTGTTTGCGCGCTTCACTCATGGCGATTGCCACCGCCTGTTTGGGATTGGTAACCTTCTTGCCGGAACTGCTTTTCAGCTTACCTTTCTTGTACTCTGACATTACAATCCCGACCTTACCTCCCGTATTGTATTTGCGTCTCATCAGAAGATTCCAGTTCCCTCTTATAAAACCGTAGCTCACCCCCTCCAGTATATTCATCCTTCTATCCAGAATACATGAATGTAATTTCCTTGATAAGATCAGCATCGGCAGGCATGTCGAAACTCATAGAGCCTCCGAACCTGATGCCTTCCCCTCCTATGTTGGGATAGTTAACCGTACCCGCCGTGTTGCCGGGGTTGAACTTCAGAAGCTCCGTCCCCGAAGCTGCTGACGTGGCCCCGTTCTCTATACTAAGCTGGGCTTCCGCACTGTTGTCGCCTTCAACCGTGTACCAGTTCATCAACTGGGAAAGCTGGGAATTGATCATCACCCTGATCCCGGCTACCCATCCGATACTGATACTCCCGGTCCCGGTGTTGCTGGTGCTTACCGAAGACACCACCCTGAAATAACTGGAGCCGTTAACCGTTGTAGAGCTTGGCCCCGTAATGGTTTCCGTCTGCGCCTTGTTCTGATAATCGGTTCCCTTGACGGTAAAGGTAATCCCGCTGTCGTTCCCGTCTGACGTTATGCTGCATTGCCTCATTAAAGAACCGTGATCCACATATCCGTAGGGATCTCCCAGCAGAAGGGATGCAATCGTATCAGTGGCGTACACATTGGTAACCTGTGTCCACATGTTGGTGGAGACCGCATAGCTGTTGTTCGGCCCCGTGATCTCTTCGCTCTGTTCCACACCGTTGACCCCCAGTCCCTTGATGGTCAGGGTAATGGCCGAGTTGTCGCTGCCCGAATAGAAGGCAAGTGTGCGGGGAACCGTATACTTAACATACGAGAGACGGGTCACCGGATTCTCCGAGGAGTCAGCCCCGTTGATGTTCATGGCCCCGGCTCCGCTTCTGCTCTGGCTCTGGCAGATACCGTCACCGTCCCCGGCTGTAGCGGCCCCTCCCGAGAGGGACATATAGAAAGGAGTAGCAACAGACTGGGCGTCCGCTATGGTATCCACGTCCGCCGCCGGGTTACTGGTAACTTTTTAAGAGTGTCATGTGACTATCCTAACCTGTTTTGGAAGCATTGAATAGGGCGGAAAGATCATCAACCCGTTTTTCCAGAGAACGGATATCCGCATAGATACGGCCCGGATCAATCTTGTCGAGCTTGGTATTCATGGATTGTACCTGAAAGTAGGTCTTGGCCGCAATCCAGCCAAGACCCCCAAGAGCAACAAGCATGGGCCACAGAACTTCTATAACGTCTAGCTTGCCCACGACCTGTCTAGGTCAGGTTGATATTCTGGAGATACCAGACAGTCAAAACACCAACGCCAGTGCCGCCCGCAACAGAGTCAACGGAAATGTTGACATCGGATGTCCCGACATCACGCCAGTTGGCTCCGGTGCCTGTGGTCCCGGCTGTCATGTTCACCAGACCAACCGCCGACACGACCATGCCGTTGACATAGAGGTCAGTGGTTGAACTGTCGCCTACATCCAAGGTGTTGGTGCCGCCGTTCCAGACTGTTGTTACAAGACACTTGATGTCTATGATCTGGCTGTTGGCGGGAATAACGATGCTGGTACTGGCAGACGCGGCTGCCTCGGTAATCGCTTCCGATTGGGCCATTACAACAAACCCGACATTTTTCATGTCGGTGCCGACTGTCGTGCCTGTGGTGTGGTAGATGTTTCCTGATTTTATGGGGCCGGAAAAGGTAGTTATACCCATTACTTTCTCCTATGAGAGATGTCCCCCGGAGTCTTCATAGCGTCTGCTGGGCCAGTCGCCGGGGGGATGAATCCCAGAAGTGAAAAGGGGGAGATGCGGCTCCCCCCTTCCGGTTGGTATTAACCTCCTTCGGAGGCAAAGATCCCGAGAGGATCGGAAACGCCAAAGGCATACCTTGCCCGTGCCTTGTAACGAACATTTCCGGTATCGAAGTCACCGTCCATGCTGGTCTGCAAGGGAACACGATCAAAGTGTTTCATGCCATTCGGAACATCCGTGATGATATACCATGAATCAGTATCCGTGAGGAAGTGATTGACACGGTAACCTTCTGGAATCGTTCCGTTGGTACGAAGAGCGTTGATGTCGTTATCAGCGGTCCCCGGCCTTCCTTCGGATTCCAGAATCCTCGTTGCCACAAACATGTTGTTCGCCGGAACAATCAGCTTGCGTGGTCTCGCCGCAATCAGAAGACCCCGTTCATCCACCCATGCCGCTATGGTGATCACAGCCGCTTCAAGGCTGGTCTCATTCAGATCGGTCTGTGTGGTAGGAGTGTTCTGGTTGGTCCCGCCCTGTGCTGTCGGGTGGGCCGTCGAGAACAATGCAACGCCGTCACCTGAATTAAAGGTGGCGACTGAGGGCAGGCCGTTGTTCAGAGGAACAGCCGACTTCACCTGTTTGGTGTAAGCCATGCCTCTGGCAAGAGCCTTCGTATAACGCGCGGAAAGCGAGTCATACAGGTTGTCTTCCATTGCTTCTTCAGTGATGGCAAAACCCATCGCAATGGTTTCCATGTTGTAACGAACCGAGAAGCTCTCTCCTGCGGTATCGTAAGTTATAGCCGAACCCTCGCTTTTGACGGGGGCCTGTCCGAAACCAGTCAGCTTGACCTCTTCTTCAAATGAGCGATCCGAAGATTCAGTTTCGTAAATCTCCGCGTCTTCATTTTCGTAAGTGTCGTATGTCAAACCAAACAAGGCATTGAGACCGGGAAGTAACTCCTTCAGCATCTGTGCGCGTGATATAGCCATTTGCCGATCTCCTTATGTTATTGTCGCAAGATCGTATGCATGGACACCCGCATTCCAAGTAACCAGAATATCGGGGTATGAGTCAGCCCATGCCGCACCGGGAAGCTCAAGAAGTCCCAGTACACGAACGGCGAGTGTTGCAGTTGTAGCCGCATCAGCATCAACCCTCATCTTGCTCTGCCCGTTAACGGCGTTGGTAGCCGTGATGTTCACGAGCGGTGAGTTGAGGTTTTGATCTGTGTTGGCCATTGCCGCGTCTGCCTGTATTTTGAAAATAGCACGCGGATTATCCCAGACGAATATCTGTACGTCGGTATGTCCTGATGCTGTCATCGCACTAGCAGGCAGTGAGTTGGCAAAAGTTAATTGCCCTGAGCTTCCGTCAACATAACGAAAACCTGAAGCAACTCCTATGGGAGTCGTCGTGGCACCATAAGTTGTCGTCGGGGTTGCCGCGATGGCCGCTGTCACACCTGCCGCCATTGTCACTGGTTGCCCAGCATAAATAGCAGAGGTGTTATTCGATCCGAGCGGATACATGGTTTGTCCACCAGTATTATAACCCTGACCAAGGACACCTACTTGTATCATCCCATAAGGAGCGTCGATTGAACCAGCCATGATTCTTTCTCCTTACAAAAGTTAAAGTACAGCGGCTACTTGCCGCCAGTTCCAAAGTCAACCTTCGTAGATCTCTCCGATTGTAGAAGAGGCATACGAGGGTCATTTTCCCGCATATAATTATTATCAATCGAATCAATCTGTCTGTCAGACTTCTCTCTGTGGTAGTCGCCTCTGGCTTTCAGTTTTTCCGCTGGCATCTTACACAGGAGCAAACCGCCAACCTCAATGTTTCCTTCTCCTCCGAAGCGCGAGTCCAGATCGGACTGGATCATCATCTCGGGATGATCCTCTGCCTTGACTGGTTCCCAGCCGCTTCTGAGCTTCTTGGATACGTTGGTGTTGTCCGCCTGCCCTATAAGGGAAGTTCTAACCCACCTAAACACCCAGCCCTCTTGCGGATCGGGATCTGGGAGTACAGTCGGTGGTGACCATGATTCTGCGCGCGATTCCGTTTCTCGCGTCTCTTCCTTGCGGGACTCTCGTCCGGGGTTGGTGGTGTTCTTAACCATGCGCCATCTCCTTTGCTACCTGAGCCGCGTATTGCTCTTTGGTAAGCCCAAGCCGTTTGGCGAGATCGACCTGTGACCTCGTGAGTTGTACTTTGCGTGATTTCCCGCCAGAACGTCTGGCAGAAGCCACCACGGGTTGCGGGGGAGGTGATCCACGAGTTTCTTCCACTCCTCCGAACTGTTCAGGAAAGCGATCCTGAATGCGTCGATCCACTTCGGCATAGTAGTCGTCCGGCTTTGAAGTCGGGTCAATACCTGATCGAACCAGTTCTTCGTGGACACCATATGCAAATCCTGTCATCTCGACGTTTTTGTCAGGTCCGTTGCCGAACCATCTGTTTTTACTTAACCACTCTTTCGCTCGCGGGTCAACTGTTACCTGAGGCTGTCCCTGAGGAACTTCCGATGGGGTGTCAGGTTCGGTCACCCTGTCTTCCTGAGGTTTGTACTGCTCGAACTGTTTCTTTTCCACAGCCGCATCGGTCATCCCGCGCTGGGCTTCCACAATCTTTTCGGTGTCGCCCTCCTCGTAGGCATCCCGGTAACGGCCTTCCGCCGCCGTCATTTCGGTATCCAGTTTCTGCTGGGTCACGCTGTAGAGAGCCTCGTTGCCCTTGGCTATCGTGGCACGCAGACCGTCACGCTCCTGCATGATCTGCTGGGCATACTTGACCGCCTCCTCGTTCTGGCGCAGGGCTGCTTCCTTTTCCCTGCGTTCTTCGTGGAACTCGTACTTCAACTGCTTGATGCGCTTCTGCACGTTGTCCGAATACTGGGCGATCTCTTCTTCCGGTATGTCGAAGTCCGCACCCTTGGAATCACGCGGGATTACCCGGTCCTCCTGAGGGCGGTCGTCCACTTCCTCTACAAAGATCTCTTCTTCTTCAATCTGCTCTTCAGCCTGTATATTCTGTGTCATGCTCTTTTATACCCCCGTGGGTCTTCGACAACTGCTTCTACAGTGTCATCGTTAATAAGACGGAACTCTTTCCCGTGGATGCGGATGCGCGTTCCCTGATAAGCCCGGAACACCACAAAGTCTTTCACCCCGCACCACGGCCCGGTGGGGAACTTCGTCTTGTCTCCATAGGCATCGGGACCCATACTCACAACGTAGCCCACCACGGTGGCGACCTCTTCTATTTCCTGTAGGGAGTCCGGTTTATAAATACCGCCTTCTGTTTTTTCATCGATCTCGGGGAGAGCAATGAGAATCTTGTACCCCGAAGGCTTGGGTAACTGCGTGGCGCTACGGTGTTTCTCCAGATCCACCACGGAATCCGATTTGTCTTTTGTCATTCTTTCCTCGTGTGCTTGCCACTTTACGGGGCGTGACAGTTGCCCTTGCGCTAGTCCTCATCCTTGGTGATCCTTTCCACCAGATCGAGCAACTCACGTTCTGCGAAGGCCAGTCCTTCGATTTTACCTACGACACTACAATACTCTTCGTAGTTCTTTGCACCCCCTGTCGCCAGATGGTCTGCGGCTTCGTTCATCGAATCACGCAACGCTTTCTTCAACAGGACGTGGAGGGTGTCTTCCATTTTTATTTCGGCTTGGCCAGTATCTGGCCGTCTTCACTTACCATGTACCCGCCTGCGGTGGCACGTCCCTTGGGGCCGTAGACAATGACCTCTTCCTTCTTTACCCGCGCTGCCCGCTTGGGTGCCTTTCTCATAACCGGGGCCGCTTTCTTTTTGCCTGCCATAGATCTCACTCCTTCTTCTTCTGTAATATTTCACGGGCCATCTCTACGCCGAGGCGTGCGCCTTCCATCTTTTCCTTGGAGGACAGTTCTTCTGTCTTGGCGTCCACGTCCATAACAGTGGCGGCCAGCTTGGCCCCGATCTGTGCGCCGATGGTCTTCTCGGTAGAGGCGATGCGTTCAAGCTCCGTCCCCTCCTTGATCTTTGCCTTCTCCAGTTCAGTGTCGCTTCTGAGTTTGTCAGCCGCTGCTTTGCGCTGGACATCCATCTCACGGATCTCAAGCTCTTTCTCCTGCTGCTTAAAGACCGGATCTTCAAGCCGCTTCTGCACAAGCTCTTCCTGTGCCTCGGCCTGATCCTTGCGGAGCAGTTTGCCTGCGGCCTGTGCGATAACGCGGGAAAGCTCTGCCTCCACATCCCTTGGCAGAGGCTCTCCCTCGGGGGGAAGGGGAACCCCCATCTGCTCTTCGATCTGCTTCCTGTACTCGAAAGCCAGATGTTCGCGTATGTGTGCTTCCGCCGCTGCCTCGATAACCTTGGCCATCGGAGACTGGGAAAGAAGCTGGAGTATCTTGGGGTCCTGTATCGCCGCCACATGAACCGCAATGTGGGCCTCGTGATCCTGATAGGCAAAGGCCTGCACCGGGCGGCTGTTGATGAGGTCTTCGTTTTCGGTTACCGGGTCGGCGGGCCTGACATCGCCCTTGTCGGGGATGATCTTCTGGACATCCCGCATCCCCATGACTTCCAGCATCTGCCTGTGCAGTTCCGGCATGTCGTACATCTGCGGGGCCTGCGAGGCCAACTGCATCGCCGCCTGATACTGCATGATGCGCTGGGCCATTGTCGTGGCGTTGGGATCTGAAACCGGGATCACATCCACCACCTCGTTGAAGTCTTCCTTCCTGACAGCCTTGTCGTCACCCACCTCATAGGCATACTCGGCGGGCATGTAGTCGCGGATCAGTCCGGCCAGTATCTTGAACTCGTTGCGAAGAGAGGCATGAACACGGGCCTGTACGGCAGACATAACCTTCATGCCTTTCTCCATGATGGCAAGTGTGGTTCCTACCGGAGCCTGATTGCTCATTTCACTTACCTTCATATCCGCCTGTGCGGCGAATCTCCGTCCTTCGTCAACGATATTGCCGAGCAGGGAATAGAGAACCTGACTGGGTTCCTTGTAGGGGAGAAATGAAATGCTGTCCTTGATCGCCCCTCCCGGCACATCCACGTCACGGAACTCTCCGGGCATGATGGGGGAATCGTCGCCCTTGATCCTGAGGCCCCGCGATTTCAAACCGCCGGGAAGATTGGACAGGGTTCCCGCATCGACAAGCTGGCGCAGGATGGAGGTGGCTGACCGCGCCAGTCCGCCGATACAGTGTATCAGCCCGTATCCGTAAAAACCCAGAGACGGGAGATACTTGTAATGAACGAAGTGCAGGGTCTTCTTTTTAAGAGGATCGGCCTCCATCCAGTTCCTGTAAATCGAGAGAACCTCACTGGAGGACTTGTCAATGGTTATGACATAGGGAAGACCGATCCCCGTCTCTTCGCCGTCCTGTGTGTCCTCGAATCCGAGGAGGTCGAGGTCGGCATGAATTTCATAAAGGGTATACCTGTCGTCATGTTCGTAGCTGGGGTCCTCTCCCTGCATCTCGTTGTACTGTTCCTGTATCTTGGAATAGTCGGGGGTGGGATCGGGGAGGTCGAGGTCCCGGTAGAACCCGGCAAGCTGGAGACGCTTCACCTCGTTCTTGTTCTTCTTCATAATGTGGGTGTAGCGCGGGCATGATGCGAGATCGGATGCGCCGTAGGAAACCACAAGGTCTTCCGCAGGCACGAACACGGACGTGCATCTTTCCATGTCGATATCGTAGTAAACTTTTTTAAACGCCGATCCTGCGAGAGGAAGGGCGAACAGCATACTCTCGTGTTCGGAACGGTATTCGGTCATCACTTCGGTGACCTGATAGTTCATCTCGTCGGCCACGCGGATGGCCTGCTTCTCTTTCTCTTCGGTGAGCTTGCCCAGTATCTGGGTCTTGACCGGACCCTTGGCCGGGAAGGTTTCCATAATCGACTGGGCCTGAAAGCGGATCACCGCTTCCGCCAGCATGGGATGGAATACCCCGCACGCTCCGGGCCACGGGGTGCTTCTTTCTTCTATCTGGAGTCCGAGGAGTTCGAGTCCCCTGATGTAAGTCTGTTCCCAATCCTTTCTTGAACCCCGGTCAGTTTCAACTGCACCCATGAGTTCAGAGCTAACATTCTGGAGATCAGTGTCGCTGAGATGGTCAGCGAGATTTTCATTAAAGGCAGGGCCTTCCACTTCTTCTTCAAAGTCGAGAATAACTGTTTCATCGTCCGTCTCCACGGCAACGGCTTCCGGGTTGACAACCGTTACCTCCACGTCCCCTATCGGGCCGGGTGCTGGATTAAGAGCTTTTTCTACCGCCATGCGGCGTCCCCATTACACATCATGTTGTGTTGCCTTTCCCTGTATAAACCAGATCTCCTGATTTGACCAGCGTTCTCATTGTTCCACGGTGCCGAGCAGCATCAGCCCGTATACCACACAGAAGATAAGAACCGCCACCGTTATGTATTTGAAAAGCCATGTATCGTCACCATTCCTCATCAGTAATACTCCGCTACGCGCGGCGGGTACTCCTCTTCATCTTCATCTGACGGTGTGCGTATGAACCCTCCCTGCCTGAATCTGAGGAGAGCCTGTGTCGAACTGTCAACGAGATCGTCGTAATCACCCGAAGGAAAGGAGGCGAACTCCTCGATCACTTCCTCGGCCCATCGTTTGGGCGGGTGCCAGACGATCCCTGATGCAAAGAGATCCGCTACGGCATTAACCCGTGCGATCTTGTCATTCCCTTTCGAGGGAGTGAACTCGCCCACGGGGATACCCATTTGTCTTAATTCAAATATCAGGGGCATACCGGAAGCCTTGGCCTCGACAATGAAGGCGTCGGGTTCCCACTCTGTCCATGACTTGAACGCTTTCTTTTTCAGTTCGGGAAACTCCAGTCTTTCCTTGTAGGCATCCAGAAGGATGATGTGCATGGCGTCTTCTTCCTCATTGAGGAAAACACCCCATGTGGTGCAGGCCGAATAATCGGCGCGCTGGGTTTTAAGGAAAGCCGTGTCCCACGACTGTATGATAAATTCGCACTTCGGCGGGCGGTCTTCTTTCCACCACTCGCGTTTGATGATTGCACCCTCTTCCGAGGTGGGGTCCTGCTGGTACTGGGCCGACCACTTGGATGCGGGAAGCTCTGCACGCAGCGCCCCCAGTTCGTCTATGCCCCAGTATTCAGGCCACAGCGGATTGCCGGACGGCATGATCGCGGGAAGCTGTATCACTTCCCATTCATCCGATCCGTCACGCTGGGTTGACGCCTCTATAATCTTTCCGGTGAGATCACGCTTCGACCAGCGCGTCATCACCACGATAATCGCCCCTCCGGGCTGGAGTCTCTGTCTCGGTCCCGAGGTGTACCATTCATATACCCGGTCGAAAACTTCGGGGTTGTACTGTCCCTGTGCCGCGTCCTGTTCGGAGTGGGGGTCGTCGATGATCAGGAGATCGGCACCCTTGCCTGTCACCGCACCGCCGACGCCAATGGCAAAATATTCACCGCCCCT